GCCACCGACGACTACAAGGAGATTGGCGGGTTCAAGGTCGCTACCAAGTCCGGGCTGGCCACTGTTTTACAGGCCAATCCTCCGGCTAACACGGCGTTCACACTATCGGTGGTCACCACTGGTGGGTTTACAGCAACTGTCGCAAACGGGGTCTCGATTCAGATCGGAGTCCTCCAAGACTGATGCCCTCGTTTGAGTTCAACGATCCATACACGAAGCGGGTTCTCCCGGACGACTACGTGTCTCCGGGATGGGAAACTGAAGAAGTCGTCGTGACATCTACATCCTCCGCCTCTGTCAGCGCGTTAGAGGTAGACAATGATTAACGAATTGAAGGTCCCCGAGTTCAAATCCAGCGTCCCTGAAATCCTGCGCCATCGCATGGGCGAAAGGGAGCTTAATGTCTGGGTTGCGGATCAGTTATCCATACAGACGCAGACGCTCAACTGGATCGGGGAACAGCTGGTGGAGACGCGGAAGATGGCGGCCGAGAGCGCGGAGACTATCCATCGGTGGAAGTCCCGCATCGTCGACCCGGTGTCCATCGTGATAGCTGGGATCGTGTTCCTGATTCCGGTCGTGGCAAGTGTGGTAGCTCTGTTCAAATGATATGCCTAACCCGGTAATCAATCGAAGGGTGGTCGCTGGCGGCAGAAACGGCCGTGACGCTAGGAACGACATAGACATGGGCACTGGCGGGAGCGGCGAGACGTTCGACTTCTACCCGGTGGGGAGCCCTGTGCATGGGCTTAGCCTCGGCAATGGATACACCGGCCCGTGGCGGGATCAGCAGTTGTTCCTTGCGTTCCAAGCGGATGACTCGTTTGACACGCTGGCCGATGGCGTCGCAGTGCACGGGAAGACATCCGGATTCGGTTACACTGGTGGGTGGGTCGACCGAGATCTCGGTGCAGATCCACAGGATCCCGCTACCGTGACTGATCTGATTGATCTATGGGACGCGGAGGCCATCATCGCGAGCGACACCGACCCGCTGTCCCAGTGGGTGGGTTCCGTGAACGGCCTGATCATGACGCAGGCGACCGGCGCGCTACAACCGGTCTACCGAACGAACCAGCTCCCGAGCGGCGGGCCGGCTATTCGGTTCACCGATCAGTATTTCAACGTCCCCGACATCTCCGGCCACGCCGCGTATGAGGCATTCATCCTTCTGAAGGTCGACAACGACCCTCCCCCTGTCGTGGGCCAGACAGGGCTCTGGAAGTTTCATCCGTCGGGTGCGGCTAACGCTACTCAATACCCGTCCAACGCTGATGGTGCGATTTACGACAACTTCGCGTCGACTACCCAGAAGGCCACGGGGAACCCGGGTGACTCTCTCACCGGCTGGCGGGTCTACAACCCCCGGTCGGCCGCCGGGAGCTGGGTGCAGAACTTGGAGGGAATTCAACGGTTCTCCACCGGGACGAACACTGTGAGCATGCCTAACACCGGGCTGACTCTCGGCTTCGAGAACTACAATTCGGGGGCGATAAGCTTGTTCATGCGTGGAGAGATCGCGTTTTTCGCCGTTTTTTCGCGGATTCTGACGATCACGGAGCGCGAGGGGATTTACAAATTCATTTCGGCTAAAAGGAATTGACCTATGGCAGCGACCACTGTAACACGGACCTACTCGGCGATCAGCGATGTAAAGGCGTCTCTTAACCAGAACAGTCTTTCCCGGCTGCTGAGCATCGGGACCGACTGGACCAAAATCCGAATCGCTACCCGACTGATGGTGAACGGCAACACGGCGTTCGCGAACACGCCCTCTTTTGCAATGGGGCTCTGTAGCGGGACGTCCCTGCCGTGGAATAACGGAGGCGGGATCACTACCCACTTCCTTGGGTGTGTGACCGCTAAAGCGGATTGGAGTTTGGCCAGCGACCACTTTTTCATCAACTCGGGGAGCACGGACTTCCGGGTAGCCACCCGGGTAGGCACGACCACCAACTTTGGGTCGCAGCCGCCAGCGTCCTTGGTGCTGCCCGCGTTGGCTGCTGGCAACCGAGTCTTGCTGTTCATGGACATCACGAAAGGATCTCCGAACTTCACGATTAACGTATTTTACAAAAACGTCACCAACACCACAGACATCTCCAGCACGGTGTTTCGAGAGACCGCGATCGTGGAGGCGTGCACGCTCTCCGACTACGTCTTTGGAACTGCCCGGACCATTGCGGTGGATGAAGGCGCCAACGGGTCCCTTAACGCCGTGAATTTTGGATGGGATCGAACGGTCCCGATTGAGCTCAGTGATGTCGGGATCGTCCGCCTCGCATGAAGAATTTATTTGCTATCGTTCCGCTGATGCTGGCCTTGACTGGCTGCAGCATTTTACTGCCGGGCAAGAAGGAGTTTTTCCAGAAGGAGGTTCCTACCTTCCCGGAACAATCGTTCAAAGAGTTAGAAGCGCTGCGGCAAGCGGCTTCTAAAGCCAAGGAGGCTGCAGCCGAGACCTTGCTGGCCGCCCAGACGGAGGGCGTGCCCAACTCTGTGGTTGGTCCAGCGAAGGATGCTGTCATACTGACTGATGCTGTCTCGGCCGGCGTCGGTCCCCCTTTGAAGCAGACCAGCCAGCCGGCGGAGGTGGTGGCGAAAGCGGCCCTGAAGGCGACGGCCGAGCACAACCGGGAGGTTGACCGGCTCCGGGCGCGGCTGAAACCCATCGAGGGGAAAGACGTTGAGGGGACCGGGCGGATCCAGATCGGTTACTTCTCGCTGATCGGCGGGCTGTTGCTGGTCGGGTTCCTTGCGTTCGTGGTCCTCCGGGCGATAGTATCCGTGGCCGCTGCCGCCAATCCGTCGGTAGCTGTCGGGGCTGGCGCCGCGAGCGGGCTTCTGAAGATCGGCGGGCGGGTGGTCTCGAAGGGCTTCGCACAGATAATGAAGGGCGGCGAGCGGTTCAAGACGGCGGTCGAGGATAACCTTGAGCCGGCGATCGCGGAGCGGGTGAAAGAATTGTTTCGGGAAGCTCAGGACAGAGAGCAAGACGAGGAAGTCCGGACGGCGATCAAAGCCGCCACCGGCGCGATGAAGACGAAAGACTAAAGATATGGCTTGCTGCGACACTCCAGTAAATTGCCGTCCGTGCACCCCGTGCACGAGCCCTGATCCTGCGGCGGAGTCTCTCCAGTCGGTGATGGACAACTTTATCCTCGCCACTTTTGGCGAGATCGACAAGAGCCTCGTCGGCGGGGTGGTGACGTGGCAGCTCCCGTGCAACCTTGAGGTTGGCCTTCAGAACAACCCTCGCCTCCCTGACGAAGGGCTCTTCTGCTATCTCATTCGACTGATCGGCAGCGGCATCGTCGGCCTCACAGGTCCGCAAGGGCCGGCAGGCACGGACGGCGCGGACGGCGCGGCCGGGTATGCGACTACTCTGACCAATGTGGCACAGCCGACCCTCGGCGCGCCGAATCTGACGCTGATCGTCGACAACCCCGAACTCTTTCCGACAGGTGTCGTGGCCGCCGCCTATGTGCTGAACAGTGGTTATTACACGGTTATCGGGAAGGCCGGGAACGAGGTTTACCTCCAGCTGATCATCCCGGTCTCACCGGCCCCTGCGGTGATTCCTTCTGGGACTTTTGTTGTCATCGCCGGACCCCGAGGGGCGACCGGTCCTGCCGGCCCCGCTGGTGCAGCGGGCGCCACGGGCGCACAAGGTATTCAGGGTATCCAAGGTCCGGCCGGCGCGAACGGCGCATCCGGAACGGCGGAATTGGTCGGGGCCTACACCGTCCCGGCGATTGGCGCATCCGACTGGGCGACGTTCGATGCAGACTTGCGCGGGCGGATCGGCATGTATGTCTGGCTCGAAGACGCCGGTTACTTTGATGTGCTGGCGGCTGCGGGTGTTCAGCTGTTGCTGCGGAATCTTGGTGAGGCCGGCAACGCCACGGCGGGGACAATCATCCCGGCGGGTAAGGTCGGAGCCATCGCGGGTCCGCGAGGTGCGGCAGTGGATCTCGCTTCTGTGACGTCTCTGCTGGCGTGGAAGGTCCCCGTCGAACGGGTGTCCGTCGTTCACATCGGGAGTATTTTCGGGCTGGGCGTGCCCGATGACGAGCTGTGGGGAACTCTCACAGTGGATGGCACCGCGACAACCGACGGCGAGCGGATCCTGTTGACTGATCAAGACGACGCTGCGTTTAACGGGCTCTGGATCGCACGCGACTCCGCTCCATGGGAGCGTCCGGAAGATTTCGATGAAGACGCAGAGTGTGTCCCTAACACAATCGTCGCGGTCAAGTCCGGGACGGATTACGCGGACACGATCTGGCAGATGACGAATAACTCGGTGTCGCTCGGCGCGACCCTCATTGTGTTCGAGATGATTGCTGGGCGCGGGCTCTTCTTCCGATCGTCCGGTGAAGTCGGTGTGGGTGCGCTACCGTCGACTACGACCAAGCTCACCATCGGCGCGTCTCAGGCGAACCGTTCGTCCCTGCGGCTGGTCACCGGGGTGCATCCTACGAACCCACTCGCGGGTGACATGTCGATGGACGTCTCCAGCCTGTCGTTCTCCCCCGCTGACGACTTCACCCAGCACATCATGGGGACGATCTTCGTCCAAACGGCGGACAATGTCCTCGCCGACTCTGGGTCGCTGTTCGGGACCGGCGTCGGGACGCTCACCATCCCGGCCGATTTCTGGAGCGTTGGTAAAACACTCGTTCTTCGGGTCCGTGGTTACCACACCATGGACGCGTCGCCTCCGACGATCAACTTCCAAGTCCTGATCGGCGGGGTGGTGATCTGTGAAACGGGCACCTACACCGACGCGTCGAACAGTAACCAGCACTGGGAACTGGAATCCTATATCACCTGCCGGTCGGCCGGTGTTGCTGGGACTTTCCGTGGGACCGGTAAGATCGTTCAAGCCGAGGGCGGTGGGACAACCGATCTGCGCGGCCTGCTCGGCTTGACTGACGTTGTTGTGGACACCACGGCGGCCACCCTAATCGACGCTCGCGTGGTCTACACCGCGCCAGACGCCGGGTCGCCGATAACTTCAACCATCGCACTCGTTGCACTCGTTTTCTGATGTCCGACGGAATCGAAAAGTATCAGATCTGCCCGCCGTGGCCGGATACGTGTCATCCGCCGTCTGCACCTCCGCGCCCGGATCCCCTTTACGGGTTCCCTGAACCGGGGTCCGTGCCGCCTCCGCTGTTTCCGCCGATTGACCTGTCCGGCCCAGACGATCCGGGCGATCCGGACGATCCGGGCGATCCGGACGATCCGGGCGATCCGGGCGATCCGGTCCCGGAACCCTGCGGTGGTTTTGTGTCTCTCCTCCCAAATCTGAATTACTGGTTTGACGCCGGGTGTGGCGGCACGCTCTTCAACGAGGTTGTTGGCGGGTCTCTCCCGGCACACCTCGGGTCGGTCAAACGCTGGGAGGATAAATCGCCCAACGCATGGCACGTCACGCAAGGGTCCGGCGCTAGCGCTCCGGTCCGGCTGGCCAGCGTGGCAAACGGTCGCGACTCGGTCCAGTTCCACAACACTGGCAACGGGCGGATAATCGCGAATCCGAATTTCTCGTCCCAGAACGGCACGACGAAGCTTACGCGTGTGCTGGTTGCCTCCACGCCCACTCTCTTTTTCGATCAGCAGCACCAGATCGCAATACATGACCCTTCGGTTGGAGTGTTTTGTCAGTTCCTGAGCGGGAATCTTCGCACATACCTCACACCCGACGGCAGCGTCTTCGGGGAGGTAGCGGGAGCAGTGCCCCCGTCGAGCGAGCGGTTCATTCTGGTCGTCACGATCGATTATTCCCTTGGGGCCACCGTCGCGGACAAGGCCCGGCTCTATTTGAATGGCCAGTATCTGCCGTTCACCACTATTGCAGGGACTGCGACACAAGCGGCGACTGCGAACGGATTGGATTTTACGTTCTCTCCGTTCCCGACGCCTTGGTGGTGGGGCGAAATGAACGAAGTAGTCTCGTGCAACTCGGTGCTGGAGGAATCGACCCGTCAAGCACTGGAGCGATACGCTTCGGTAAAGTGGGGAGTGCCGCTGGCAGTTTAAACGGAGAACAAAATCATGAAATCACTTGGAATGAAAATGTCGGGCGGGCCAGTCCCGTGCCCCTGTGAATCGACAAGCGACGACGTCTATTACCCGTCGCTCTACATCGATTCCGACGAGCCGCTGCACCTGCCTGACGCTGGCGAGGTGACCATCCAGTTCAAGCTCCGGCGGAAGTCGGTGGAGAAGACCGACGACGGCAAGGCGAAGTGCTGCTACACACTCGACGTTATCGCGATCGGTGAAGCGACGGCTGAGCCAAAGAGGAAGAAGGACCGGCACGCAGAGATCGACGATCTCTTCGCCGAGATGGCCAGCGAGAACAAAGAAAGCTATTGATATGAGTTTCTCCGCGAGCGAAGTAGTGCCGGCGGCCCGGCGGATCTTCGGAGCGTGCGCCCTCACGAAGCTGCTGGAGCTCATGTCTACCGGGGTGGAAGTCCTCGCCAACACTGGCGAGTTCGATCCACTGACCGGATACGTGGATCTCTGCACTCAGGGGCAGAGCATCATCACGCTGCCCCGGGACATCCAGACGATTCACGCGATCAACATCGGTGGGACTCCTTCGCTCGGCCGCGACCAGCTGTTCAACTTTCACTACAACGGGTTTGGGGATTGTGTCACCCCGTGCGGATATTCGTGGCAGGATCTCGGTCCCACGCCGACGCTCCGCGAGCTCGCAGCCCCGTCAAAGCTCGTGTGCTTTGTGGAGCACGAAGACGACGCCGGAAAAGAGCTCTGGGCTTATGGCAGGGCGCCCGATGGGACCGACATCCGCACGATCACCACTGACGGGGCAGTCGACGGGTGGCAGGTGCCTACGATTTACGGTTACGCGGTGCCGAGTTCGGACGCTCCGCTCTTCGCGCACGTCTCCCGGGTCCGGAAAGCGGAGACCCTCGCCAGCTTCAAGCTGACGTCGTTCGATTATGGCAACGGAGCGGGGACGCTGCTTGGCGTCTACCAGTGGGACGAGTTGGAGCCTCAGTATCGACGGATCAAGCTCCACAAGTCGGCCACGTGGTGCCGGATCGCTTACCGGAAACAGGTCTTTTCACTGAAGAGTGAAACCGACTTGATTCCGCTTCCGTCCAAGGCGCCCTTCATCGCGATAATGCATGCGATGAAGTATTACGACGAAGGCGACCTTGCCCGCGCTGCGGGATACGAGGCGACCGCTCGCCGGTGGCTCTCGGAAGCGATCGAAGCGTTCGCGTCGAACACCACGATGCCGATACAGATTGACGACAGCCTGAAACTGGCACCTGAGTGCCCTATTGATTGATGGCCTCTCAGCCCTATGCAGGTCGAGAGCTGGATGGCGACAGCCATTTCCGGTCGGGGATGGACTCTGCCAACGATCCGGACCAGTTGCCGGCGGGGATGTATGCCCGGGCGTTCAACGCCGTTAAGCGCGGCGGCAAGCTTCAGTGCCGGCCCGGCTATTGGCAACGTGCTTCGCTCGCGGCGGGGATGATTCAGGGAGCCCATGGGTTTTGGACCACGGACAACGTCCCGATGCTGCTCGTGGCGATCGCTGGCCGGGTGTATCGGCTGCTCGCGCCGTTCGATCGGCTGGAGCTGATCCCAGACCTGCAATTCGCCGAGAACGCTCGGCACGTGTATTTCGAAACCGCCATCTGGGCGGTCCGTCGGAACGAGGACGGCTCTCAGACCCTTATTGCCCCGAGGACGGTTGTGATCATGCAGGATGGCCTGTCTGCTCCGGGGTATTACGACGGATCCGCCAACGGGCACATTCGCGGCGACTTCACCACGCCGCTGGGCACCGTTATGAAATGGACTGGCGACCGTCTCTGGGTGGCGCGTGGCCGCCGGCTGTTTGCCTCAGACATTGGGAATCCGTTCTCGTTCTTCGAGGGCGAATACATCGGCCCCACCGGCATCAACTCGTTCATCCTCCCCGATGCGATATCCGCGATGGCGGAAGTCACCGGGGTGGCCGATCCGTTCCTACTCGTGTTCACCGATCGCGATGGCGTGGCATTCCAGAGCAACATTCGGCAGCGCTCCTCGTGGGCGTCGGTCCCCAATTTCCAGAAGACGATCCTCCCCGGGGTGGGATGCGTCGCGCACCGGTCGGTGGTCAACACGTTCGGCCAGTTGTGGTGGATGTCCGCGTCCGGCGTGGTGAGTCTCGACATTGCCCTCGCGGTCAACCAAGAATCTAAGCTCACGAAGATCGACACCAACATGGCGTGGAGCAAGCGGTCCCTGTCGGGCGATCTGTCAGGAGTCTGCGGCGGCACAATCGAGAATTACCTTTTGATGTCGGTGCCCTACGCCGACAAATTCAACCGGCACACGTGGGTTTACGACGCCGCTGGGCTAGAAACGAATGAGTTCAAGCAAGGCCCGGGCTGGGATGCTTACTGGATCGGAACCCGGCCGGTAGCGTGGGTGACGCTGAACGTGGATGGGACGGACCGCATTTTCCAGTTCAGCCATGATAGCGACGGACACAACCGGCTATGGGAAGCCTTCCACACGGAGCGCAAGGATAATGGATGCCCAATCTCGTGGGGACTGGAGACCCGGGGATACACCGGCGGCGCCCGAAATTTTTTCCAGTTCCGCTACGTTGATTTGATCATGTCGGAATTCTCCGGCGAGACCGAGGTTTCAGTCCAGTGGGCAGGAACGCGGCGTGGGCGATACAAATCTCTCGGATCAAAGATCGTGTCCGCCGAGGAAGGCTCCGTTCGCTTTGACGTCCCGATCGATGCTTCCAAGGAGTGCTTCTTCGCGCTCAAGCGGCAGGGCCGGACACTCCGGTCTGAGGAAGTCCGCCGGCAGGAGTCGGACCCGGGATCGTCCTGTGACGTTGAGAGCGACCGGGAAGAGCCCTATGATAACGGATTCCAGATGTTTATCTTGTGCAGTGGCCCGGGCGCGATAGACGCGATCCGGTTCTTTGCACAGGACGAGAACGAGGGGCGGTCCGGCGAGTGTCCGACCGACGAGTCTGGCAGCCACCGGGCGACTCGATTTGACGGATACTCTGCGCGGGCGGCCACCGCCATCTCCGTGCTGGACAAAGTAAATCCGGTCCTTGTCCTTTACACTGCGACTCGAAGCGCGACAGTTCAGTGGAACGGTTTTGTCGCAACCGAGAGCGCTACGAGGACTTCGTGGCTTTCCCAGTGGGATGCAGACCGCTCCGCTCAGTGCGTGGCGACGATGCGCGCCGCGAAGAAGCTAGAGGAGATCTCCGCTCCGCTCTTTGGCGGAACTCAACCGGACCCCGACAACGAGATTGTTTATGGCGACTAACTACCTGACTAACTTGAGGCTCGCGCTGAGCCCGATCAACCCGGCCTTCATGGGTGATCCGCAGAGCTACGCCGAGGAACTGGTCCGCAAGCTCCGGATCGTCGCTCCGTTCGGGACCGGCCTGTTCGTGGAGGGCGCCATCGAGCCGAGTTCCAACCAAGGCCCGTGGCTGAAGGACGGAACACAGTGGTGGGTGTGGGACAACGAGGAAAAGCGATACGTCCCTATCGACATCACTGCTTCGTTGCCGGCGATCTTCTACATGCAGGACACCGAGCCCTCGACCACGCAAGCGGCCGAGGACGGGACCTTCATTTGGTTCCGGACCAACGCAAACCGAATCGCGGGGATGTATGTCCTCGTAAACGGCGCGTGGGATCCGATCACACTTACCAGCGGGACTACGGCCGAGCGCCCAGCGTCCCCTCGCCCTTTCCAAGAGTTCTATGACACCGACATCTCCGCGCTGATTTGGTTTGAGCGCGGCCAGTGGCGGACAAAGGACGGCGTCCGGGGTGACGTGAAGCACGTGACCTTCGAGACTGGCGAGGAAGCGCTGCGCAGCAATCCGGGATGGGACATTCTCGGGACGGGTGACCTTGTCGGGACTCAGTATCGCGGGCGCACGATCGTGGCCGCCACGAAAGACAAGACAGGCACCACTCCAACCGCTCCGACTGATCTCGACACTGGCGGGCTGGCCGCTCGGGAGGCGATGACCGTCGGCGGTGGTGAGACAGCGTCGGTCACAATGACCGAAGCGAACATGCCGCGCCACCAGCATGAGTTCGGCATGGAAGACAAGGCCACGCCCATCGGCGCGCTTGAGGAGGATCCTGATGCGGTTCTCGGCGACCCGGGCGCGGGCGGCGGAATTGCCGGCGACGGCTCGAACCGGTTTGCTACTGAGATCGCGGGATCCGATCCGCAGAGGATCGGCGTAACTCGGTTCCGGGGCAAGGAAGAGCCCGACGCGATCAGCGTTTCGCTCATTCAGCCGTCTTTGTTCTTGTTCGCATTGCGCAAGGCGTGAGTTGAGCGATAATATCACCGTGACTCTATTTGTAAGCGCCAGCAAGAGCCGCCTCCGGGACTGCATCCCGATCCTTGAGGCGTTCGGTGATGACTGCGGGCTGGCTGAGCGGTGGGGGCGTTTAAACGAAGCGAGCTTCCTGACCTGCTGGGGCGGTATGATGGATGCTGGCCACGCGTTTCTGGTCCTCATGGAAGAGGATCGGGAAGTGGTCGGGGCGATGGGCGTGGTGGTCGGCCCGATGACGTTCTGGGACAAGCTGTCCGCGAACGAGATCTTTTGGTATGTGCTGCCGGAGCACCGCAAGGGATCCACACCGATCAGAATGTTGAGAGTCGCTGAAGCGGAAGCCAAGCGGCGCGGGTGTTCGGTGGTGGTCGCCGGGCACAAAGTGTTTTGGAATGCTGAGAAAATGGAGAGGTTGTATCGGGTGGTGGGTTACCAGCCGCACGATCTCATGTATGTGAAGGAGATTTAAAGATGCCCGCTATTGCTGTTGCTGCCGTGGTCGCCGCTGGTGCGGCTTACTCCGCCCACACTAAGTCGAAGGCGCGGCAGGACGCCATTGACAAACAGGTCAACGCCGTAAAAAAGCTGAAAGAGATCGATATCGAGAAATCTAAGGCACTCGTGTCGGATCAGGACAAGGCTCAATACGAGCAGTCGCTTCAGTTCTGGCGCGAGCAGAACCCTGAGATTGCTGCCGCTTACGATGCGTCGGTGAAGAACCTTCAGAACGAGGCCGAGGGTGGCGTCGGGTCGATTTCCGAAAAAGCAAGCAACGTTCTGAACACGCTTTATGGCGAAGTCCTCCCCAAGGACGAACGTATCGAGCAGGCGCGTCAGCTACTGGTCGACAGCGCCCTTCAGGATCTGCAGGCCGGCGCCAAATTGGATCCGGAGTTTCAGGCCGAGCTGGTCCGTGCCGGGCTTGAGGAAGCCGGCCAGACTGGTGTCGGCATTGACCGGGCTGGTCCGGTGACCGGTCGACTCGGAGAACGTCTCGGCTCAGCGGGCATCGAGCTTCGATCGCTCCGCCAGCGGCGCGCTCAGGAAGCTCTCGGAGCGGCGGACGCTCTGACCGCGAACCGTGCGAATATTCTCGGCAATCTCCTGCAGAACACCGAGCAGGCACAGGAACTGAATCGTATCTCGGCTCTGTCTGCGGTTGGCCTCGGCCAGTCGACGCAGGTGCCTATCGGACTCAGTGGACGCGAGGTGCTCAACCTCGACCTGTCAAACCTCGCTCTGAAGAACAAAAAACTGCTGGAGCTCGCGAAGCTTCAGGGTGCCGCAAAAATGGAGCAGCAGGGTCGGATGGCGGACACCGTGCAGGCGGGGACGAGTTTTATCGGCAGTCTTTACGGTGGCGGCATGCTTGGTGGGGCTCAGCCCGCGCAGGTGGCGCCCGTCGCGCAGTCCTACGCCGGCCAGCCTGCATTCAACCTCGGATACAATCAGGGCGGCACGGTGTCCAAGAATCCGGCGACCTCCTTCTATTGATTTATGGCTCTTCAAACTCCAACAGTCGGGTTGCAGATCCCGGATCAGGCGGGCGCCGTCTCTGGGCTGGGCAGCGAAGCAATCAATTTGGTTCAGCAGAATCAGCGGACTGCAAGTGAAGTGGCCTCCGAGCAGGATCTGCTCACCTCGCAGATCCCGACCGCGCAGGCCGCCCGGCGTGAACAGCTGGCGGATCTCGTATCGAAAGCGCAGATCCGGCGGAACACTCGTGCCCTGTTTCCTGACAACGCGACTGAGTTTCAGCTGAACCTCGCGCAGCGGTATCAGGAATCTACCGGACGGATGCCGCCAATCAACGCGCAGACCGGGCAAGTCGATTTCGCCGCGATGAACGCGGAGATGGCCCGGCTGGCCGACGAGCGAATGGAGCTTGAGCGGACTCGACTTCTGGGTCGAGGCGGACTCGGGGCAGGGCAAGCCACCGCCGCGCAGGTTGCGGGCGCGCAGGACGAGCTGGCCGGGATCCAAGATCAGAAGCAGAAGCTCGGACGTGTTCGCCAGCTGATCGCAGACAAGACGGTCAATGCTGTCGGACCGCTGCGTGGGACCAGCGGGGGCCGGCTGCTTGGACAAGCACAGGCGGCGGCAGGGAATGAATCGGTCTACAACAAGCAGCGCGAGCTGGAGATGTGGACGAACGAACAGGTCATCACCCGGTCTGAGAAGATGAAGGGCCAGCTGTCCGACAAGGACATCAAATTCTTGGTCCAGTCGGTGCCCAAGCTCAGCGATACCGAGGATGTGTGGACCCGATTCTTTGACACCTACGAGAGGGCCTTGAACGTCGCCGCGCAGAATCAGCAACAGCGGGCGTCCGGGATACTGATCGGGGAGCCGAAAGACGTCCTCGCTCCCCCGGGGTTTCAGCCGTCCCCCGAGACGAACGCGATCGTGGATAAGGGCGGGGCGGAGGTGACCCACGGAACATTTTCCGACGACGATCTGTCGACTGGTCGCGCAATCCGGCTCCCGACCAATCCGAACGCTATTTTTTGGAGTGTGCCCGGGAAGTCTCCGGTGCCGATTTCGCATGAAGATTTGTTGCGGGCTGGCTCGCTGCAACCTAGTCAGGTGTCTATCGGGTCGGCGCCGATCCTCCCGGCCCCTTGACAGGTGCCAGAATCTAACGAAGGTAAAAGCACAATGCCGCTCGCAAATGAGCCAATCATCGATCTGATTTCGAGGCCAAAAGATGGGTCTTTAGTGACCCTTAACCTCGCCGGGGCGGGCGGCCCTACCACGGCCGAACCTCCTGCACCAGTAGGCCAGCCAGCCGCCCCGGAAAGTTTCATCCCGGTATCTCTCGACGAGGCCATCAAGGCCACGAGCCCTGCCGGGCCGGTTCCCGTTCCGCTTGACCGCGCCATCGAGGTGTCGGAAGCGATGAAGTCCCCGGGATACAAGCTCGTGAACCGCTCCACTGTGGAGCTCGCCAACGATCCTGATTTCTCCCCGACCGGAATCGCTACGTCGTTCCCTGAGGTGCTGAAGGATCCCGATGTGGTGGAAAAGCTCGCGCTGGCCCACTCCATGAAGAAGGCTCGCGGCGTGGATGTCGGCCGGCTCGCGTGGAGCGCAGTCGAGGGAGCCCCCGCTGCTTTTGAGGAGTTGGTGGTCTCGCTGGTCAAGGACCTGCCGAAGAATTTATTCATTGCGGCAGACCCGCGCTCTTCCGATGAAGAGCGACGTGCCGCGACTCTGAAAGTTCAGTCAGGGCTTGAAGTCGCTGTCAACGAGAACGTCCTCATTGCCGGGATGTCGAAGCAGAAGGTCAAAGAGTGGTTCGAGATCGCTCGTGCCCTCCCCGGGTTCAGCGTGCCTGCTGGGATGGTTGACGCGGTCAATAAGATCGCCGGAGTCGGGCCAGACACGCAAGACCCGAAGACGAAATTCTTCGACGAGGTGTCTCAGTTCGAGAATCTGCAGAGAATCACCAAGGGGGAGGGGGCGATCTCCTCCAAGTTCGTGATCCCTACGTCTCCGCTCGCTGCGATGCAGATCGCTGCTGGCGCCGTAGGACGTGCTTCCGCCGGGGAAGATCTCGCGGTGCCTGAACTCCTCGGGGTTCAAGTCGAGAAGGACGGCAAGTCTCCGATCGAGCAGTTGAAGGAGCGAGGGGTCGTAGTCGATCAAGAATTCATGGATGAAGTGGACCGTCTGTCCAACGTGACAGACCCGCTGAATATCCTCCCCGGCGTGGGCGGCGCATTCTCCGTGGTATCGAAGGGCGGTAAGGTCTTCGCCAAGGTGGCCGGACTGAGGGCGGCCAAACAGACGGCTGAACAAATCGGGAAGGTAATCTCCGCTCGGAACGTCGTCGGCCAGACTCTCCGTGGAGCTGGCGCGGTGACTGAAGCAGTCGGTAAGCAGGCCTCCAAGGGAGTGGTCGGTGGTGGACTGGCGGGCGGAGCCGTTGCGGGATTGGTCACCGGCGGGATCTCGGTCCCGGCGGCAGCCGCTGCATTCATCGGCGGCCCTATCGCGAAGAAAGTAGGCAGCTGGCTCAAGGGTGTCGGTCTATCCGTCGCGTCTGACACGCCCAAAGGCATAGCTGCTCGAACGGTGGCCGCCGCCGTTGACACGACCACCGGAGTGGTCAAGGGCGGGCTGGACGGTGTGGTTGCGGTGACCCCTCTGCTGTTGCTCTTGGATGATCAGGAAATGGCAGAGCAGCTTGCGTCTTACGGCATCGCAGGTGGCGTCCTCGGGCGAGGCACAGCTAAGGCGACTGTCGCAGTCAAGACTGCCGCGCAGGAGGCAACCATCAAAGCCGCGCAGGAAGCCTTCAACACGGTCGACCGGGAGCCGGTGGCGTCCGCTACTTACGGGACGGATCCAGCACGAGACACCAAGCATCAGGCCGCCGAGCAGAAAGTGGCGCAGCGCGACTCGAAGCTCGCGAACACGATGAATTTTCTCCGAGAGACGGTCCGCCCTCTCGGGATCGAGCTCTATTACGCGAGCAACGAAGATCTCCGGACCGAGCTGTATGGGCCGAAACCGGCACAAGGACCTGACACGCGACCGCTGGCTGCGCCGCAGGGCTGGATAAACAAGGGCAATCGAATTCTGATCAATGCAGAGGGTGCTTCCGTCCGGACGCCCTACCACGAAGTCGCGCACGCGCTGGCAGCGACCGCAAAGATTCTCGCGCCCGATCTGTTCGCGAAAGCCCGGGACGCCGTCGTGGTCGCTTACGGATCCGATAAGATCTCCGCGCTTCACAACACCTACAACGCTCTCCTGTTCGGAGTCGACCCGCAGACTGGCCAGCCGAAAGCTGAGATCGGCCTCGGTCAGTTCATTGAGGAGGAGCTAATGGCCGAGGGTTTGGCCAACGTGCTTCAGGGTAACAAACTATCTACTAAATCCGGCGGTTTTAGTAATTCGCTCAAGACCATGGCCGGGCGGATGGCCGAGCGGATGGGTCTCTATACCCCGAAGGCTGTCGGCGGCACGGTGAGCGCGGTTCCCGGGATATTCGGGCAAGCCCCGAGCTTCACTGCACAAAAAGCGTTCGGCGATCTGATGGCGACGGTGTTCCCTGAAGTCAAGGGGCCTCAGCCGATCCAGAAACCCGTCGGCGATGTCCCTGTGACTCCCGCTCCGGACGTAACTCCTGAAGCACCGCCCCCGTCTCCTGAGACTGAGATTTCTTCCGTTCCGATTTCCTCGGTGTCCCCGGCAGCCCCTGTATCTCCGACTGTCGGAGTGCCGCCGGCCACCGAGGTTCGGGGCGGTCCTAAGACTGCGGAGAACTTGCGGCTTGATCTCGATCAGCGCAAGGCCACCTCGCAGCCGCTCGATCTTTACGGCTCGTGGCGCGAGGTGGATGCACTGCTGCAGAACACGCCCAATCTGGACCCCAAGATCCAGCAGACGTGGAATCAGATTTTCGAAGAGCGCTCGAAGTATGCGGACACCGACATGCCGCCGCTGGAGATTCTTTACAGGGCGGTGACTCCGGACCAAGAGACGGGTCGCCCGCCCGGGCGTCAAGGCCGGCGAGCCGATCAGGCGGAAGCCTACATTCAGGAAGCGCTCGGCGCGCTGCCGGACGAGACCCGCACGCTGTTCTCGAAGCAGAGCTCGCTTTACAATTTGGTAATGCGCCGGAATCCGGACGGCTCGCTCAATCTGAATTTCTGGGCGTTCAGCCCGGACAAAGCGCTCGGCAACGCGATCCTTTCCGCGAAGCTGATGGCCCAACAGGGCGCGCTGGACCTGCTGCCGTATCAAGTGAGTTATGAAGGCCTGACGCTCGATCAGATCAAGACTGGGCAAGTGTGGTCTCCTGAGATGCTGTCTCAGCTGTCCACGGATCTGGCGACCTACGTCGGAAATCAGGCTAAGGGATTCATGGGGACCGGCCAGAAGATTGACCGCAACCTTGCGCGTCAGGCGGGGTATGCTGACTACCTCCCGCCCGAGCGAGGGACGCCTGTCCCGCTCGAAAAGAAGAAGGCCGATTACATCAATATGCTGATGGGCCTCACTCCTCCGCTCACCACGGTGACCCGTGGGGCGCAGGTCCGGTCGGTCCCCGCCAATATCATGGCGAGAATCTTCGCGGAGTCGCAAGGGCGGCCCGTCGCGGAAAGCAGCCTTGCAGCGGAAGGCGAATTCACTTCCGGAAAGCGGAAGGGCGCTCCGAAGAATGTCTTCCGCGCTGCTGACTTCCCGGGGATCCTGACGCGGGACGTCGCGATCGGCGAGCCGAATTTCCTGCGCGAAGAGCTGGTGGATCGCGGAGTTTCCCCAGACGACATCCGGAACACACTCACCGAAGCGATCGAGGAAGTTTCAATCGAGCATATCGAGAGCGTTCGCCCGGCGACTGAATCACTCGTTCGCGGGGCTCCGTCTGTCGGTGCGGTTCGGGCTGGCTTCCAGCCGGCAGCTCCGGGCGTTCCCGGGCAGGTGGCGGTGGAGCGCGCTCCGTTCACTCCGAAACGAGTCGACGGGCACCCGGCGCCGACCACAATCCCGCCGCGTCCGATTGGCGATGATTCTGCGGAGATCGACCTGCCAGTGTCCGGCGTGGACGGCCGGGGCAACTATTTCGGCGAAGAGGACGGTTTGATCCCGAGCCGATTTCAGCCCGCTGCTCCCGGCGATTCCGTCACACCGGTCAGTGCTTCGTATCCCGAGGCCGACAAGAAAGCCGGCGACGGAAACTTGTGGGTCCGTCAGACTGACGCGGCCACTAATCGGGATCGCGTCCTCGTGGTTCAGTTTACCCCGGACTTGATGTATCCGAATGGTCCGGACCCGGTGTCCACTCCTTACTACGATGCTCTCTACTCTGGGCTCCGGCAGGGATATGATCGGGCAAAAGATTTCTGGGAGATCCCGCAGTGGCAGGCAGTCGTGACGCACGCGCTAGGCGAGCGGGTTGACTCGTATTACGTCAGGAACGTGGAGGAGGCCAAGCGGTTCATGTCCACAGCGGATTATGGGCATGTGGCGTTCTCCGTTATGGATGTTTCCAGCAAGCTGACACAGGAACTCGCTCCCAGCATCGGCGGGAAGCTTCACCTCGGTGGTTACACTGATCGGTCCGCCATCGCGGACGCTCACCCGAATGCGGTGGTTTACGACAACATGAAATCCTTCGTGGAGTCCTTCGGGATCCCCTACAAAAAGGGTTTCGACTATCGCCTGTTCCGGGACACCAAAACCATTCCCCGGCTTGAGCTGTCCGCTGGCTGCCGGCACCGCTGCACGTTCTGCACGATCGACCGGAAGGTCACCGAGTCTCCTATGGAGGAAGTCGGCCAGCAGGTGGACGCGTTCAAGGACTTGGATGCGACGTTGGTTTACCTGAACGACAAGACGTTCGGCCAAGCGGCGAATCACGTGGAACTGCCGAGGATCTATCGGCAGATGAAAGAGGCGAACCCGAATTTCGGCGGCTTTGTGGTTCAGACCACTGCCGCGCAGATGAAACTGTTCACGGACGAGTATCTCCGCGACTCCGGTATCCGCTACATCGAGCTCGGGGTCGAGACCTACAACGACACGATCCTGAAGACGCTCCGGAAGCCGGCGAATGAAAAGCTGATTGACGAAGCGGTCGAGAAGATGCGTCGAAACGGCATCGGATTCATTCCAAACATTGTTATCGGCTTTCCCGGTGAGACCGCCGCGACCTACGGGCGAACGAAGGCGTGGCTTGAGAAGAACGCGGACATCATCAGTCACGTCAACACGTATAACCTCGCGATCTACCAAGGGACGGAGCTGTCCAAGGAAGTGGAAGCCACCACGGCGGCGGACGCCGACGAGAACAGCCCGGACAAGTCCTTCTACAAGGACCCAGCCGTCCACCGGGACTTCGCGAAGTGGATTTACGAATACGGGGTCCAACAGCTTGAGAAAGGCGGGCCGGATGCAGTGGTGTCCGCCCGCGAACAAGGACGCGCCCAACCGGCGACCCCGGTCCTGCCCGAGGTAGTCCAGCGGCTCGTTGACGCAGGCCCGCTGACACTGGACGAGGGCGGTCGTCGGACACCACTCTTTCGGGACGGTCAGGAGATCGGATTCGAAATCCAGCTGACTCACCCGGAGCCCTTGGGATACGTCGGTCGTTATGGATCCGGCCGGGCAGGGGAGCGTGGGGTTCCTTTCGATCGAGGCCGCCGCCCTCAACGAGCTGAGGAGGTGGTCGGGGATTTCGTAAGAGAGATCAACCAAAGCGGATTCTACGCGAAGGCCGTTCAAGACAAGCAGAGCCGCCCCGGAATCGCGGTCAAAGTGTTCTACGAACAGCACCCTGAGTTTCGGAGTGAGCGCGCAGAGGGACGGGCTCAGCCGGCGAGTGCGGAGATCGATGCGTCCGTGCTGGATCTGCCGGCGGCCGATCTCTATGACGTTTACAAGAAACACGGCGGTCAGACTCAGGCGTCAATTCGACTGGCCGAGTCGGGGACGGTTACCGAGGAGCAGCTGAAGGCGAAGCAGGCCGAGGTTCAGACCGCAGCGGAGGAAGCACTCGCCGCGTGGAAGGCGAACCCGTCAGATCAAGCGCTCATGGATGCCGCGATGGCGGCTGCGATGAACGGTCAGTTCGTGCGGGAGACGTTGGAGTATCTGACGAACACCGGCGGTATGGCCCAGCTGCGCCAAGGATCCGCGCAACCGTCGGAGTCCCCCGGAGCCATTGTTGATCGAGAGCGAGTGAAGCTTCGCCGGACGCCGACGGGTGACCTGCGGGCTCCGAAGACTGATTCCGGCCGTGCGAGCGGGCTGACATTCTATCTCGAAGACACGCTAGGGATGAAACGGATGCAGGCCTACCGGGGTGATCAGTTTGCCGGGGAGATGTTCTTCTGGTATGATGGGTCCATCCAGTCGTCTGGCGTTATGAACGTGTGGGTCCATCCGGATCAGCGCGGACAGCGGATCGGGGAGACCATTTACCGTGAGGTGGCCACTATCCTCAGTGAGAACGGAATTGAGCGCGTCAATGGGACGGTGATCGATGACGTCGG